ATTGATGATATTAGTAATCAGTTTACTGGTTCTTCCGATTCTAATTTAATCGGAAGATTTTTGGATGCTTCTAATTTGATTGATTTAAATAAAGAATTTATAAAAGAGGAAGTAGTTGCATTTGTAGAATATAATTACCCAACTATTGGATTGAGCACAACATATAGTGCAACTACTTGCAAAAGAGACGTTGGATATATTGTAGATGCACTATCGCACGACATTAAATATAATTCTAATGATAAATCAGTCGAAGCCGGTCTAGCTTATTGGAATGCTGGAATATCTTATGTTGCAAATGAAAGTGAGCAAACTCTGTTCGCATATAATTATGTAAGATTTCTTGCACAATATATTGTCAATAATCAAACTCCACCTACTCTTTATCAAACATCTGTTTCGCAACAATTCAATCTAAGTTTGATCCAAGATCCATTAAATATTAATCTTTATCGTTACAAGGACGCAAGAAATCTAATAGTTGCAAATCGTCGTGAAATTTTAGATAAATCTTTAGCTTCTGTTGCTATTGGATTTTCCGATTTTTATTTCCCAGGCGATCTTCAAACAAACTCTAGATCAAGATATTATGATGCATACCGTCTAATTCAACAAAATAAAACTGAAATCATTAACACTTCTTGGTCAAATACAGTTGGAGTGTACACTGGAATATCAACTACTCAGTCAAAATGTAAGAGAGATCTTGGATATTTTATTGATGCAGTTTCTACCGACATATTTACTGGCGGTAATAATTATTCTAGACAATTTGTTCTTCAATATTTTAATAATGGAGTACCTATTTCTAATGGATTGGTAGGTGAGGAAACTCAATCCATCTATGCTTTTACACAAGCAAGAAACTTAATGAAGTTGGCAATTACCAACAATCTCACAATTAAAGATCTTACTGTTTCCGTTGGACCTTCAACATATGCAGGTGGTGGTGGAAATATCGCTAATACAAATACCTCTGCTTGTACAGACGTACAAAATACCATTTCAACTTTAGTTGGAATAGTCACATCTGTCATTAGTGTAGGATCTACTACTGGACTTCCATCAGTTAACGTAGGGACTTATACAACGGGTGGAAATAAGTGTTACCGAGACCTAGGTTATATTGTTGACTCTATCGCAGAGGATGTTGCTTTTGGTTCAAATCAACATATCATCTATGCAACCAAAAAATATTTCACTGGTGCTGGAGTAGCTTTAACAAGTGGTTTAGTTGGTGAAGAATTACAATCTGTCTATGCATTTAAATCTGCAAGGGATTACATTAATCAAGCTCTTACTAATCAATTAAATGTAAAAGATTTGACAATTGTTCCAGATCCTATAACTGGATTTAATACTTCGCCATCATCTTGTTCAAATGTACAAACTAACGTATCAAATCTAGTTGGAATACTCACAACTGCCATTTTGACTGGAAGCCTTTCTGCAATTCCAACAGAAAGTTATGGTACTACCGATTGTGCTGATGTTAGGACATCAATTAGTAATTATGTTGGAATTATTACCACAATAATCGGACTTGGTACAAGTTATGCACCAATAATTACATATCCATCATTATCTGAGGGAGGCATAGTAGTAGGATTATCTACGTTTAAATTGACTAATAAAGGTACTTCCTTATTCAAACATACATTTGATGCATCTTCATCCAGTAAGATTGATATTATAAACAACAAGTTTACAATTCCAAATCATAACTATCAGACAGGTCAGGAATTAATTTATAATTATGGAAATGGAAGTCCAATTGGAATAGCAACTACATCATATGTAACTGGTATAACTTCAACTCTAATCAGTGTTTCTAATTACAAAGGTACGGCTATTTTTGAAAATGGTTACAGTGTTTCCATTTCTACGTCAATAACTGGTATATCAACTACTTTATCTCCGGTTGGACCATCTTTTAAACTTTATCCTTCTGTAAATGGAACAAATGGAGTTGGAATAGCTACATTTAATGTTTTAATTTCTTACTCAATAACAACTGGACAACCTATATCAACCTCCATTGTTCTTCTCAATGGTGGATCTAATTTTGCAGTTGGAGATACGGTTTCCATAGCTGGTACTTATTTGGGTGGAACTAATCCGACAAATACGTTATCTTTTAAAGTATCATCTACAGCTCCAACCCAAATTCCAAGTCAAGCAAATGGATCATATTCAAATGTTCCCGAATCTGGTTCTGGTGGAGCAATATTCAATATTTCCAGAGATAGTAATGGATTTATATCAGATGTTTCTGTGGTAACTGGTGGTTCTGGATATGCAACTACGTCAGTGGTTTCAATTTCTGGAACATACATTGGGGGATCTTCTCCAACAGATACTATTAAAGTTTCTCCTTTGGAACTAGGTACTAAAATATTGCCAACAAGTTTGTTTGTATATAAATTAAATGATAATGAATTTAAAGTATCTGGGTTATCCACAAGTATATTTCTACCACTTTCTGGTCTTGGCACTGGATATCATTCTTTCGAGTACAAAAACTCCAATGCAAGTACTTTGATATCTATAGATGGAATTATTCAATCTCCTCTTTATAGAAAATCATTAAATGTTTCTTTAGCTTCTTCAGTTTCTAGCGCTTCAACTACAATAATTAATATCTCATCTGGAATATCTTCATTGAGATCTAATGATATCATTAATATTGACAATGAATATTTGACGGTAAAAACTATTGGAATTTCTTCTTCAAATGCTGTTGAAGTTGATAGAGGATCATTAGGCACATTAGCAGGAACACATATCGTATCCTCTTCTTGCACAGTTATGGGAGGTAACTATAATATCTTGGGAGATGTAATTTATTTCACTACTCCTCCATATGGACCTATAGGTCCAGTCGGAATGGAAACTTCATCCAGTTTTTCTGGTAGAGTATTCTCAAGACAATTAAATGCTTCTCAACCTCTAGATAAAAATATTATTTTAGATGATATATCTCTAGCTTTTACTGGAACAGCTTCTACTGAATTTACACTATTTTCAAATGGATCCACAACACAAACTCTTTATAACGGTGTAAATTCGCCAACAGAAATTAATAATAATCCCATTATACTAATTAATAATATACTTCAAGTTCCTGGTTCCGATTATATTATAGAAGGATCGGCTCAGAATATTATTAAATTTATTTCTGGTGCTCCAAAAGGAGGTAAAATTTCAAAAGTATCCGTTAACACAGGATTTGGATATCAACCATTAATTGGTGCAGCTGCAACGGTAACAGTATCCGCTGCGGGTACAATCTCAAATATAACTCTCATTGGTTCTGGATTTGGATATGGTAGTATTCCATCAATAAATGTAATATCTCCAATTGGATCTGGAGCTAGCATAACAGCAATAGTTGGGACTAGTGGTACAATCACTGGATTGACAATTGTTAATCCTGGTTCTGGATACACTACAACCTCAGTTCCAGATGTTGTAATTGGAATACCTACATCATATAGTAATATTGGTGTTTCTTATACGGGAGCATCTGGAGTTGGTCAAGGAGCTAAAATTTCAGTATCAGTTGGACAAGGTTCTAGTGTCATTGGATTTTATATCGATGATCCTGGTACTGGATATAAATCTGGTGATACCTTATATGCTCCAGGAATTACTACTAATCCATCAGTTGGTGCGGCATTTAGTACATTTACACTTACAGTCCAAGAGGTCGAAACGGATAAATTCTCTGGTTTCTATCTAGGGCAATTTCTTATTTTTGAAAATATTTCCAATCAATTTGATGGAGGTAAAAGGAAATTTGATTTAAATGTAAATATTGATGGAGTAATACAACCTCTAGGACTTAAAACCTTAGATGGTTCGGATTTGGATATTTCTAATAATTTTATAATTTTTGTAAATGATATATTACAAGTTCCAAATTATGCATATTCTATACAAGGAACTAGAATTGTATTTACTGAGGCTCCAAAACCAAATTCTAGTTGCACAATCCTTTACTATAGAGGATCTTCTCTCGATGTTGTTCTGGTAGATCCACCACAACTAATAAAGGTCGGTGATGAAATAGTAATTGGGAAAAATATTACTAATGTCTATGATACTGACCAACTCGGTAGAGTAATTAAAAATCTAACTACTGCTGATTCATTTAAAACATTCCCATATAGTAGTGTTGGTATTAATACTGATAATACTGATATTAGACCGTTATCTTATAAAAAACAAACAAATGATAAAGTTATTAATGGAGTTTTATACTCAAAAGAGAGACCTACTTTAAAGAGTACCATAAAACCCACTGCAACTCTCATCAAACCAGTTACACCCACAGATATACAAGTTTATGTGGATAATGCTTATCCAATATTTACTGATGTGGATGGATTAGGTGAGGATCTATGTGAAATTTTGATTACTGAAAATAAAGATATTGATGGTGCATATGGATTAAGTGTAGTATCTTCGGCATCCACAGTTTATAACCCAATTATAACTTATCCTGGAGTTGGATATGCTTACACATCTTCTCCAAAAATTGTATTTTCAAAATCTTATATAAAGAGAAAAGATCCAATATACAATTGGCAGTATTCTAATGGAATTCCAACCACTTATCAAATAAATGCAATTTCATATTCAAATCTATTTGTTGGAGTAGGTAATTCTTCAGCTTTAGTAACAAGTATTGATGGTCAAAATTGGATTAGTTCTTCTTTGGGATATGGATCTACCATAAACTTTAATGCAATTACTTCTGTTGGATTAGGAACTACATCAATGTTAGTATCTGTTGGTAGTTCTGCTTTTGTTACAAAATCTACCGGTTATTCTTCTACAATATCTTCTTGGTCGCAAATTCCTCTTTATGAAGAAATAATATTGCCTGGTCTTGGACCTATTGGTAAGAATTTGACTTCATACAATGGAACTTTAACTGATGTTGCTTATGGAAATTCATATGATACCTTTGTTACCGTTGGTACAGGAGGATCTATATTTGCAGGAATGGGTATAGGAACGGATTATTTTAGAAGTAGATATTCTCAGACTTTGAATGATTTGAATAGTGTTGATTTCTCTTCCACTCAAACATCAGGATACTTCGTTGCTGTTGGTAAATATGGAACTGTACTTACTTCTAGTAATGGTTTAATCTGGGATATTGAACAATCATTCACCGGCAGTGATCTTAATAAAGTAGTATATGTCAATAATAAATTTATTATAGTAGGAAATAGTGGAGTTGTTGCGATATCTAGTTCCAAATCCACGTATACTCTGATTACTACAAATGTTTCTGTTAATTTTACAACTATAGACTATACTGATGGACTTTATGTAGCAATAACTTCTACTGGAGACCTTTATTATTCTTTTGATCTCAGTAATTGGATATACAGGAGTACCAATCAATTGAATCTAATAAAAGATGTAATAAGCCTTCCTTCTTTGGGATATGATGGAACTTACGTTTTTGTTGGATATGGAGGTACTTGTGTATTATCAACTCCAGTATATCACCAAGCAACAGGAACAGCTTTTGTTTCTGGTGGAATAGTAACTTCAATAGTTATGACTGATGGTGGATTTGGATATGATCAAAATTCTCCTCCTCCATTTATTATTGAACAAGATGTATTTAAAAAGGAAACAATTAAATCAATAAAAGCAAAAGGTGATTTTGGTACTATTATAGGAGTTACTACTTTTGTAACTGGAACACCAGGAATTGGAACAACTACTCCAAAAATAGAGTTTGTCTTAAAATCTGAATATTATGACAATGGACTTGGTATTGGATATTCTTCATTGAATTCTTTTGGCGTATTATACCCTCAGATGCAGGTAGGGGATTATTTCATTATTAAAGATAGTAATGTTGCTGTTGGTCACGCATTGACAGGAATTACAACTACTCTTGGGGGGATGTCAAATTACCCAAATTCAAAAGTTGGTACGGCTGTTTCATTTATTGATGGTGTTTATAAAGTGGAAAGTGTAACTTCTGGAAATGCCGTTCTTGGAATAGTAACAGTTACTTGCAATTTTGCTCCAAAATCCTCAACAGAAAATTATGTTCAAGTTTATGCTAGAGGATCAAATAATACTGGTATCAATACTAGTGGATTTTATGGTAGATATAGTTGGGGTGTAATTTATGATTATCAAAATAGATCTTTAGGAATTCCACAAAGTTTTAGTGTTTATAACGATGGCGGATTATCTGGAATAACTACTTCACCTAAAGTTATTAGAACAAAGGGTCTATTAAGTAACTAAATAAAAGGAAAAGTATAAATTTAAAATGCCTGCTATCATATCAGATCAGTTTAGAATACTAAATGCCGAAAACTTTGTAAAAAGTGTTACCGGAGCGGCTGATACATCAAATACTTATTATACTTTCATTGGATTGCCAAATGCACTGAGTCTGGAAGCTGGTGGATCTCCAACTTGGGCAACTATTACACCACCACCTTTGGATGGATTTAAAGAAGAGAGTCAAATAAAAGAAAGTATTATTGCTATGCAACAAATATCTTCTGATAGTGTCAGAAGATTGGCTAGAAAAGTTACCTGGGTTGCTGGAAATGCTTATGAAATGTACAGACACGATTATAGTGTTTACAACCCAACACCAGTAACTGGCCAGACTGGTTTATATGAATGTAATTATTATGTGGTTAATGAAGATTTTCGTGTTTATATTTGTTTAAATAATGGAACTGACCCAGAAAATCCAAAAGGAAGGCCTTCATACGATCAACCAACGTTTGTTGATTTGGAACCAAGAACTGCTGGAACTAGTGGAGATGGATATATTTGGAAATATCTTTATACAATTAAACCATCGGAAATTATTAAATTTGATTCAATTGATTATATACCAGTTCCAAATGATTGGGGAGTGAGTGGTGAAAGCATTTCACTAAAAAATAATGCTATTGACGGAAAAATTGAAGTAGTTTTGATTGATAATAGAGGTTCAAATTACCAACCATTATCTACTTCTTTTTCAAATGTCCCAATTCTTGGTGATGGTACAGGAGGAAAAGCAACAATAACAATTGATTCATTTGGAAAAGTATCTGAAGTTTTTGTTACTGATGGTGGAAAAGATTATACATTTGGAACAATACAATTTTATCCAGGAGCTCCTGGATCAGAACTCAATGGAGTAATAAGTAAATTAAACAATACCGGAGTTGGCAGTACCTCTCAGGCACAATTCAAAGTTATAATTCCACCAAAAGGTGGCCATGGATATAACATTTATAGAGAATTGGGAGCTTATAGAGTTCTTTTATATTCAAGATATGCAACAGATTCGCAAAATCCCGATATTATTTTAAGTAATGATTTTGCTAGGGTTGGAATTATGAGAAATCCAACTATACTCGGAAGTAATAATCAATTATTGAATACCTCTGTTGTCAGTGGATTGCCTGGATTAAAGTTATCTGGAGTTACTACAAATACAACTTATGCTTTAGATTCAAAAATTACTCAAAATGTCGGATTTGGTTCTACTGCAATTGGATTTGTTGCATCTTGGGATCCAGTTACTGGAGTTCTGAAGTATTATCAAACTGCAGGAGCTGCTTCAAGTGCAACTGGATATAAGATAGTTCCATTTACATCCAATCCAGATGTTGGATATGGATTAACAATTAATTGTTCCTCAATTGTTGGTCCTGCTTTATCCATCAATACAAATTTTAATGGTATTTCTACCACAATAAATAATACTAGTTATTCATTGGGTCTCAATTTTTCTGCTGGAATTTCTTCTGCTGAATATAACAAAAAATCTGGAGATATCATCTACATAGATAACAGAGTTCCAATTCCTAGATCTGCGAGTCAAAAAGAAGATATTAAAATTGTCCTGGAGTTCTAAATCAAAATGGCACAAAATACCAATCTAAATACATCTCCATATTTTGATGATTTTGATGTAACAAAAAATTATCAAAGAGTATTATTTAAACCAGGAACTCCAATCCAAGCTAGAGAACTTACGACTCTACAATCTATATTACAAAATCAAGTTGAAAAGTTTGGTAAACATTTTTTCAAAGAGGGATCTGTTGTTATCCCAGGAAATATTGCATATGATCCAGAATATTCGTGCATACAAATAGATCCAAGTCATTTGGGAATTTCGGTATCTTATTATATTGATAGTATTGTAGGTAGTATAATTAAGGGTGAAACGAGTGGGGTTACTGCAAAGGTAGAAAATTATATAACTAGTGACCAATCCGAAAGAGGTAACTATACTTTATATGTAAAGTATATAAGTGCCAGTGAAAATGATTTTTCAACAAAAACATTTGTAGATGGTGAGAATTTAATAACTCTTACTGATATTTCATATTCATTGTCTACAATAAAATCAAATTCCACTTTTGCAACAACAATTATATCCAAATCTGCTGCAACTGGTTCCTCCGCTAAAATTGAAACAGGTGTATACTTTATTAGAGGATTTTTTGTTGATGTATTTACACAATCTTTAATTTTAGATCAATATACAAATTTACCTTCATATAGGGTTGGATTGTCTATAGATGAAACCATTGCTGTTGCTTCTCAAGAGAATCCAGATTTATATGATAATGCTAGAGGATTTTCCAACTTTGCAGCTCCTGGTGCAGATAGATTAAAAATATCGGCATCTTTGGTTAAAAAATCTCTTACCGATTTCAATGATGAAAATTTCATTGAATTAATGAGATTGGTTGACGGTGTTAAGCAAGTTTTCCCAAAACCTGGAGATGATTCTCCAAATTTAATTAGAAATGAGTTAGCAAGAAGAACTTATGATGAAGCTGGGGATTATTATGTTCTTCCATTTAAGGTTGAGATAAAAGAATCATTGAATGATGGAGTAGGAAATAATGGCGTATATATTTCAAATCAATTAACAAAACAAGGCAATGTCCCCTCTAAAGAGTTATTGTCTGTACAAATATCTCCAGGAAAGGCATATGTCCGTGGTTATGAAGTAGAAACTCTTAATACAATAAATTTAGATTTAGAAAAACCAAGAACTACAGATACTTCAAATAATTCTTACATATCTTTTTCTCTTGGAAATCAACTTCAAGTCAATAATGTTTATGGCCCATTAACTATTGGGTATGGAACTACTGTAAAACTATTCTCTGCAAGAACGGTAACTCCTGGAAGTTCTTCTGGATTGGAAATTGGTCTTGCTAGATCATATGATCTAAGAATAGAAAATTCAATCTATACAAATTCAAGCAGCGTATTTAATCTGTCTTTATTTGATATCCAAACATATACCTATGTGAATTTAAATTCTACTATTACTTTAAATGCTCCTGCTTTTATTGAGGGACAAAATAGTAGTGCATATGGATACTTATCTAAAAGTGTTTCAAATAGTAATCAATTAGTTTTATATCAAGTTTCTGGAACTTTTTCCCAAAATGAAACAATAAAAATAAATGGAGAATTGAATTCCAGAATCATAACGTCAGTACGTGATTATTCATTACAAGATATTTGTCAAGTGGTTGGCGTCACAAATACATTTACTGCAGACGTTGTTTTAAATGGATATTTAAATTTAGCTCCTACTGGATCAACATTTTCAATAAATTCATCTGGAATTGTTACCAATTCTTATAATAATTTTGGTGCTGGTATTTCTACTGGAGATATTGTAGCTTACACAAAACCAGTGGAAACTCTACCTACTTATAATATAGTAACGAACGTCAATACAACTGCAAAAACTATAACTCTGGCTGCAACAACGTCCGTAGTTGGTGTTAATAGTGGAAGTTTACCAAGTTCTTCCATAACGGTTACTGGAATGTCTATAGTTGTTCCACAAATACTTAATAATAAAGATTCTTATTTGTATGCGGAATACGAAAAAAATTATATTTCCTCATTAGATCTAACTAGTTCGGAGTTAGTTGTCAGAAAATCTTATGGAATTAGTACTGTTAGTTCATATTCTGCGACCAAAACTCTAGAAACCGATAGTAATTATAGTATAGAACCATATTCTATAGAAGGATTTAATCTAGTATATTCTGATGGCACTATACAACCATTGACATCTCAGAATATTTCGAAACCAACAGGAGATCCTAGAACTATTATTCTATCAAATTTAAATAAATCTAGTGATTCAAATGTTACATTAACAGCTACTCTAAGAAAGAAAAATTTAAAAACAAGAAAGAAAACTTTCCAAAGAGCAAATGTTTTGTCGGTTAATTTATCATCTAAAGTTACTTCTGGTACTGGAAGTACATCATTAAATGATGGATTGACATATAGTAGTATCTATGGAACTAGAGTTCAAGATAATCAAATATGTTTGAATGTTCCTGATGTTCTGAGAGTTCTTAGCGTTTTCGAATCTTCAACATCGAGTGATCCAGAATTACCAAAATTACAACTTACAAATTTAAATACCAATATTCTCAATTCAATAAATGGAGAATTAATAATTGGCCAATCTAGTAATGCCGTAGGATTATTGATATCAAATAATACCACAAATACGGTTACCTTCATCTATTCAAATGAAAATATTTTCATTCCTGGCGAAAAAGTTATTTTCCAAGAATCTAAAGTATCTGGAACTGTAGTTTTATTTACAAATGGTGATAGAGATATTAAAAATGATTTTATATTCTATAGTGGATCTACTTCCGAAATTGCTGACTATTCTTACCTAAAGAGAAAAGAAGGAGTAACTGCACCAAGTAGAAGATTGACAATAATCTACCAAAATTATACTATCGATTCTAGTGATTCTGGTGATTTTGTAGCTGTAACTTCTTTCGATCAAGACAGAATTAGTCAAGATGTTTTGGAAGTGGATTCTTTACTTGCAACAGATGTCATTGACCTTAGACCTAGGGTATTGCCATACAATTCTTCAACAAATCCATATTCTCCTTTTGAATATTATGGAAGAAAGTATGATTCCACCACAAACAATACTCCACATATTATTTCTAAAGATAGTCAAATTATATTATCCTATTCATACTATCTTGGAAGGATTGATAGATTATATGTAAATCAAAACGGACAATTTTTTGTAAATAAGGGGACTCCATCCCTAACACCAAAATTACCAGATAATATTGAAACAGCTTTGGAAATTGGTACATTTACATTACCACCTTATGTACATTTTGCGGATAGCATTTCCGTCCAACTTTCTTCACATAAAAGATATAGAATGCAAGATATTTCCAAGTTGGAAGATAGATTGCAAAATGTTGAAAAATATACTTCCCTTTCTTTGTTAGAAACTGATACAAAAAACTTGACTATAAGGGATTCGGTTACTGGTTTGAATAAATTCAAATCTGGTTTCTTCGTAGATAACTTCAAATCTACTTTAAATGGAGATATATCGAATCCAGATTTTAATTGTAGTATAGATACCACCAATGGAACCCTGAGACCACAACCATATACTGCTGGGATAGATCTTCTATTGGGTTCCGAGGTTGTTAGTGGAATAAACTCCGTATCAAATCCAGATGCTGATTATAGATTCGTAACTCAACTGGGAAGTCCAAATAGCGTTAAAGTTGGTGATGTACTTTGCTTAAAATATACTGATACCGTATTTTTGCAAAATAAATTTGCAACAAGAACCGAAAATGTAAATCCATTTAATGTTGTAAATTGGATTGGTGTAATTAATTTAAGTCCTTCTAGTGATACTTGGATTGAAACATCTCTTTCGAAAAAAACCGTAGACGAAGAAGGTTCTTATAACACAGCTATTCAACAATTGGGAGTAGACTCTAATACTGGACTTTCTCCAATTGATTGGGGTTCTTGGGAAACTACCTGGACCGGAAAACAAGAGATTGGTAGAAATAATATGGGATCCATATTAGTCTCTACTGAACAGACAGGACAATCTACATATAGAACTGGTAATTTTGATAGAAGAAGACCTCGTGGCCAATGGGCTGAGGAAGCAACGGTAACTAGTTTTAAAGATACTTATACCAATTTCAATAATGTAACAACACTAACTACCCAAAAACAATCTAGAGAGGGAATTCAATATAAAGTTTCTGAAAAATATGATTCAGTAAATCTGGGAAATAAAGTAGTCTCTAATGATCTCATTCACACAATGAGATCTAGAAATATTGAATTTGTTGCTAAAAGATTAAAACCAAAAACACAATTATATGGATTTTTTGATAATATCAATGTAAATCCTTACATTGTTCCAAAATTATTGGAAGTGACAATGAATTCTGGGACATTTACTGTTGGTGAAAATATTGTTGGTAATCTAGGGTCTGCATCAATTTCATTTAGATTGGCTTCATCAAATCACAAATATGGTCCATATAACCAAGCTATTGAAGTTTTTGTAGAAAATCCATACAATCCAACGGAAAGTATGCCTAGTGTATATTCGAGTACATCATCAATATTAAATGTTGATACAGCTAGTTTAGAACTACAAGTTGCTTCTACATTTTATGGATATGTTGTAAGTGGAATGAAACTTGTTGGCAAATCTAGTGGGGCTGTAGCTACAATATCAAATCTAAGATTGATTACTGATGTTTCTGGTACTTTGGTAGGATCATTGTTCCTTCCAGATCCAAAACTTACATCAACTCCAAAATTCACTACAGGAGAAAAAACTTTTACATTAACAACCAGCAGCACAAACATTACTATTTCTGGTGCAACTGATAGTACTGCAGAAACAAAATTCACTTCTGCAGGTACTTTACAAAATATAGAGGAGACAACTCTCCGTATCCGAAATGCACAAATAGAAAGATCCATTAAAACAGATGAAAAAACAATTTCCAACACAAAAACGGAAACTGTTGCAAGTACCTCCAGGATTGATAGATCTACTGTTCAGACTAGGTGGGTAGATCCATTGGCAGAATCATTTGAAGTTCCGGATACAAATGGTGTTTTTATTACAAAATGTGATGTATTTTTCTCTACAAAAGATACTAAAGGTCTTCCAATTACAATGCAATTGAGAACCTTATCAACTGGATTCCCCACACAGACAATTTTGCCTTTTGGTGAAGTAGTTCTGGATCCATCTAAAGTTAACACTTCGTCAGATGGATCTCTAGCAACTACATTTACCTTTGAATCACCAGTTTACTTACAAGGTAGCAAACAGTATGCAGTTGTTCTCCTTTCTGCATCGGACGAGTATAGAGTATTCATTTCGAGAATGGGTGAAGAAGATGTAACTACTGTTAATAAAATTGAAGCCCAAAAAATTATTGTTTCTCAACAACCACTGTTAGGTTCACTATTTAAATCACAAAATGGTGCAACTTGGGATCCAAGTCAGCTAGAAGATTTGAAAATGACTCTTTATAGAGCAAATTTCTATACTGGTGCAAGTTCAGTTAGATTTTATAACCCAGATCTCAATATCGGTAATAGACAAGTTGTTACTCTAGGAGTTAATCCTCTGGATACCTATTCCAGAAGACTTATAGTAGGTATTGCAAATAGTCTTACATCTACTCAAGTTAGTGATTTGACAAATGGAGCCACAGTATTGCAGTTGAATAATTCCCTATTCCAAGGATCTGTTCAAAGTGTTTCTGGATCAATTGGAATTAATAGTACATTAATTCTTTCTTCTGCAGGAGCTGGATTCACTGCTGGATTTAGAACTTATTCCAATATTAGTTTGGTAACTCTAAGTGGAAATGGATCTGGTGCAAAAGTAAATCTTAGTGTTCAGAATGGCGTAGCTATAGCGGCAACAGTTTCTGTTGGGGGTACTGGGTACACTTATGGTGATACGTTTACTGTAAATTATGGTTCAGATACTGATAATTTGGGAAATAGTTTAATTCTATCAATTCCAAATACTGTAGGCGTAATTGATAAATTTAGTTCATTATTGATAACAAACGTTCAAGGAAATCCAATAGTTAATTCTTCTGGTTATCTATATTATGTTGGTTCTGCAGGAACAACGACTTTGGGAGTATCTACAATAACATCTGTCAGTACAATTCGAGATGGATTACATTTCCGTGTATCTCATACCAATCACGGAATGTATTCAAGTAATGATAATGTAACTCTTTCTGGAATTAAACCAGACCAAAAACCAGAAACTCTTAATGCAGATTTAAATTCTTCATCTACTTCAGGAATAACTGTATCTTCTGTTGGAATATTCACTAGTTTTGAAAATCAACCAGTAAGTGCAGCTAATACTGGATATGTTTTAGTTGGTTCTGAGGTTGTTGGGTATACAACTATTAGTGGTTACGTATTATCTGGAATTACAAGAAAAATAGACGGAACCTTTGCAAATTCATATTCATCTGGAGATCCAATATACAAATATGAATTAAATGGAGTTTCATTGAGAAGAATTAATACAACACATAATTTCTCTAGAACTGATTTGAGTACTTATCCAATAGAATTGGATGCATATACAATTAAACTTGATATGACTAAAAATGGAACAGATAGAACATCAACGAATGTAAGTTTACCAGAACTCTATTTTAGACAAAGTAAATCTTGTGGTTCTTACGATGTTGTACGACTTGTTGGTGTAGGACCTAGAGCAACACAAAATATTCCATTTAATATAGTAAGACCAAATATACAAACATTATTGCCAGAAGGTACTTCAATCAATGCACAGATTAGAACATTTTCTGGATCAACACCAAATAGTAGTATAACCCCATTCATTGACCAAGGATTTGAAGATATTTCTTTAAATTCAAATAATTATCTTTCTTCTCCAAGAATAATTTGTTCAAAAGTCAATGAACTTACAAATCTAACAAACTATCCTGGTAATAAATCATTTACTATGGAAGTTGTTATGAATACCACTGATCCAAAAGTAAGTCCTATCATAGATTTACATAGAGTCAGTTTAATTACAGTTTCAAATAGAATTAATTCTCCAATTACTAATTATGCAACCGATTATAGAGTAAATCTATTATCTGGCGATCCCACTGCAGCAGTTTATATTACTAGAATTGTACAGTTAGAAAAAGCATCAGATACATTAAAAGTATTGTTTGACGCTTATAGACACTCAACTTCAGATATTAGAGTTCTTTATAGAACTGTAAGACCTGATGGAGTAGATATTTCTTCTGCATTATGGCAACCTTTCCCAGGATATGATAATCTTGATATAAATGGAAATGTTGTAAATCCAGCTAATAATAATGGTAAACCAGATAGATTGGTAACATCATCTAATAGCGTAATTGATTTTGGATCCTATGAATTTACTGCAAATAAATTGCCACAATTTACTCTTTTCCAAATTAAAATTCATATGACTGGTACAAATTCATCATTTGTCCCACAAATAAAAAATCTTAGAGTTATCGCAACTGCATAAGACTATGAAAATTCCTGTAGAAAATAATCCTGGATTGTATAGAGATCCAATGACGGGAGCGATTGTAAATTGTTCTGATACAGAATTTGAAAAATATATGGAATTGAAAGAAATGAAACTCAAAGAAATTGATGAAATGAATAAATTGAAAACGCAAGTATCTGAAATTGATTCATTGAAAGGTGATGTAAATGAATTAAAGGATATGATGAAACTTATTTTATCCAAATTGGAAACTAATTCATAAATAACTAGAAAGACGGGCTCTAATAATGGCGGCAAGAAACGTAAACTTAGTTCTTGAACAAGGCGTTGACTTTCAAGCCACATTTACTATCAAGAATCAAAATAATTTACCTTTGAATTTAACTGGATACACTGGTATTTCTTCCATTAGAAAACATCCAATATCTTCTACTTCATATCCATTAACTTTAAGTTTTACAGATAGATTGAACGGAAAAGTTACAGTATCAATGCCATATACTTCTACAAGTGAAATAGAAGGTGGTAGATATGTTTATGATGTTATTCTCATTTCACCGAATGATTATAGGACCAGGGCAGTACAAGGAAATGTTCTAGTAACACCAGGAGTATCGTAATGACAGATTACTTAGTAACATTAAATGATCCCAGTCCATTTTCAATTGATGTCAATTATCAAGTAGCTACAAAATCAATTCAATATAGCAATATAATTCTTGATAGTATAAATTCTCAGTTTACTGGAATTGCACATACTTTTGGACTTTCTGCAACTGGGGATGCATATTATCCTATCAATGAGCAACAATTAATTGTAAGTTTGAATGATGTTATACTTCAACCTATCCAAGATTTTATAATTTCCAATAGTCACATTATCTTCACTAATGCACCTGCGTTGACGGATAATGTTTTTATTATTGCTCTTGCTACTACAGCAGATCTTACTAGGACAATTAATTATATCGTAGATAGCGGTTCTTTCAATATGCTTGCAGGAAACAAGGGTTCTGTTACTCTTGATGTAAGTGGTATAATAGAATCTTTAACAGTATTTTCGGATCAACAAGGTGATTTAACAATAGATATTAAAAAATCTAATTATAATGACTTTCCTGCTTTTACTTCTATAATTGGTGGTGCATATCCACAGATGTTTAATTCTAGAAAAATTAAAGATGATGTACTAAATAACTGGGATACTACAGTATTAGCGGGAGACATTTTTACCTTTGATGTTATAGCAGTAAATAACATACAAAGGTTTTTAATCTCTTTGAAATTAAAATTATAAATAGAATTAGTTATCAAATAGAACCTGTCGGGGAGTTGTTTAAATGGCACTATTAGTTCCAGATATTGGAGAACTTGAGTCACTCAGATACTTGGTTGCTCAAAACAATCACACTGCGTCACTTTCGGACCAGTCTCCAAGAAACTTAGTTCTAAAACTTTTTACAAGTAATACCACACCAGCAGAAAGTGATGTCCCATCTGCGAGTGCATATTACGAACCTTATGGTATTGGTAATACCAATGCTTATGGATATGTTCCTACTACGGGTTATCCATATTGTGTAAGTAATAGGTCGGATCAAACATATACATCACAAACTGGTATTCTTCTCAACGGTTCTCGTTGGACCATTGCTCAAGTTGGTGGTGGAACAACTGCTACTTACCCAGAACAAACTTTTACATTTACTGGAGCTGCTGGTAATATTTACGGTTATTATGTAACAAGAGCAACTAACATGCCTGTTGCAGTTCAAGGTGTAGTTAATGCAGCTACAATTGGTATTGGTACTACGGTGGGTAAAGGAGATAACACTTTCCCAACTATTGGCATTGTTGGTAATTATTATATTACTATCAATAGTTCACTTTCTGTTGATGATATTACTTTGGGACAAGTAGTTAGTGGTAATGCCGGAATTCAAACAGGAACTAAAGTAGTTGGTATTGATAGAGCTTTGAAAGTTGTTTATCTTGATAAGGCACTTATTGATAACATTCAGGTTGCTACCGACCCTAGTGTCGATTTCCGTTTCTCTAAAGGTGTTGTTAGTAATCACGGACTAGTTGCTGGAGATGTCCTCTATATTGCTGCTGGTACAGGTAATACAACTCATACATCAGCTCCATATACAGTATTCTCTGTTCCTAATAATAATGAGTTCTATACAACTCCTTCATTAAGTCCAACATTAAATGTGACATCTGGATTAAATACTTGTACTCTATACAGCAACATTATGTATGCTGAAAGATTTACAAATGGACCATACGCAATTCAAAACAACGGTGACCAGATTAAAATCACATTGAACGTTGCCCTTGATTAATTCTATCTAAAAGTAGAATATTTGTTATGAACGGGGGATTGTCTTCTTTATGGAGCGGTCCCCTTTTTATGATTATTTCTAATTTTTGATATAACAAAAGAAAATGGCCATTTACGTCTACGATATTACCATACGCGATATTTACTCTACGGAGGACTATGGTACTATATCTTCTGCCGTAACGGCTACAGACGATTTTGGCGTAGGTACATTAAGTTCAACACCTACTATTGCAGATGATTTTTATAGTATTAATGTTAGTTCCTCACAAATTCCATTTGGTTCTATCAATGTTTCGGGAACCCAGTCTACAGCGATAGTAAAATCAAATCTAGTGAGAGGAACATTCGTTACCTTTGGAACTGCAGGAAAAGTTCAAGGTAGTAATTGGGTCGGTTTTGGTACAGTATTCGAAATTGGTCATGGATTAGATAGGACTTTAAGACCATACGTATCTTCTGGTACACTCCGACTTGGTGTTTATACCATACCAAGAGGCATAACATTTAATTCCCAAATAATATCATTTGCACAGGATAATGGTGTTACTGTTGATCAATATTATGTCGGGTTGTCTAGTGCAATAGTATCTAAAACCTCAAATCCACCAGAGAACATTCAGTTGTTCGGTATCTCTGGTTCGGCTTCAAATATTAAGAAGGTTGCAAATCCACCAGAAAATACAGAACTCTTCAGAATTTCTGGTTCTTATAGTAACCTTAAATCAACTAAGTCCAATGTTGGTCTTGGTACGGCAACATTTAGTGGATCATCAAAAGTAAGTTACCAACCTGGTTATGTTGGTTCGGGTACTCTATTCGAAGTTGGAATCAAGAGTGAAAGCAGAAGTTATGTATATGATAAGTCAAGTATTCTTTATTATGATATCAATGACTACGGATCTGTAGGTGTTGCAGTAACTATCAGTGAAAACTATGGATTAATAACTCAAATTCCAACTCCAGAGGATTTTGGATTATTAGTTGGATTCGGTGCCACTCAGACAATACTTCCATTTGGCTCTGCATATTTTAGTGGCCAAGGTTCTTCGAGGGTTATATCGGTTTATACTCATATTGCATCTGGTCAACCAGGAATTAAGATATCTGGAAAAGATATAATATTCCCAGATGTAAGGATTATTCCTCATTATGGTAAAGATAAGAATATTGGTGTTGGAACTACCGGTATTCAACTTTACAGTCAAGGGAATCAAAGAATTTTAGATTCTTATGTTGGTCTTGGAACTATTAGACTTTCGGGTGGAAACATTTATGTTAAGGTTGTTAAACAACCACAAAGTACACAACTTTTTGCAATTTCTGGCAGAGCTGCAGAGAAATTCTCTCCAAATCCACCAGAGAATACTCAACTCTTTACGATTTCTGGTTCTTATAACAACCTCAAATCAATTAAGTCTAACGTTGGTCTTGGAACTATTAGACTTTCCGGAACCA